ATGCCTCAACAAATAACAAAGTCACCAGGTAAGAGGAAGTGGAGTGATAAGAGGAAGAGGAAAATCAATTGTGCCAGACCTCGTGGATTTTCTGAAAAAGCACATTGTGCCTCTAAAAAAAGGAGAGGTAGTAAGAGGTGAACCTCAAAAGGTTTGTCTTAAATGTAAAAAAAGACAGTGGATGTGTACCTGTTGGAAGATAATGAAAGGAAGATATTATGCCTAAAGACGCATGTTACCATAAAGTAAAAGCCAGATATAAGGTTTTTCCATCTGCATATGCTTCAGGAGCTATTGCAAAATGTAGAAAAGTTGGGGCCGCAAACTATGGCACTGGTGGTAAAAAGAAAAAGAAAGCAATGGGTGGTGGATTAAACGCAGCCATTGAAAAAGTAAAAAAAGAAACAATGACTGCCAAAGAGGGCAAAGTTGTTAGAATGACAAAAAGAAAGTCAAAAAATAAGAACATAGCCAGAGGTTGTGGTGCTATAATGTCTGGAAGACGTAAGGTCACAAAGTATTCATAATGGCTGTTCGAAAAACAAAAAAAGGTTTAGCTTTAAAACGATGGTTCAAGGAGGACTGGAAAGATGTTAAAACGGGTAAAGCATGTGGTCGTCAAAAAGGTGAGAAGAGGAGTACGCCTTATTGTCGCCCAAGTAAAAGGATTAGTTCAAAAACTCCGAAAACTACTAAAGAGATGACTTCTACTGAAAAGCGTAGTAGAATAAGACAAAAGAATCGGTTGGGTCAACCTGCTGGTAAGCCAAGAAGAGTGCAATCATTAAGAAGGAAAAGGAGCAAGTGATGGCTGGTAAGAAAAGAGATCTTAAAAAGATAAAAAAAATAACTTTAGATAAAGCAAAACCCTCTGCTAAAACTGGCAAAGGCATGATGAAGTCAGGAAGAATTAAGGGTAAAATGATGGGTGGCACGATGGTGAAAAAACCAGTCATGGCTGCTAAAGGTAAAATGAATGCTGGTCTTAGAGCTTTTTTAGAAAAAAAGAAGAAAAAGGCAGAAAAGAAAAAGTAAATGGCAACTTCAAACTCAAGAGATTTTGATTTAGATGTAGGAGAACTTATCGAAGAGGCATACGAAAGGTGTGGCTTAGAGATGAGAAGTGGTTACGATGCTAGAACTGCAAGACGTTCTTTAAATCTTATGTTTGCTGATTGGGCAAACAGAGGACTTAACTTATGGACTGTAACACAAGAAACAAAAGCCGTATCCTCTGGAACTGCTACCTATACATTATCGAGTGAGTTTGTCGATTTATTAGAAGTTGTTTTAAGGAATAGTTCTGGAACTGATTTTACTCTTACACAGATGAGCCGTGGTGAGTATTTAAGAATACCTAACAAAACAAGTACAGGACAACCAAGTCAGTATTTTTTTGATAGACAGACAACTCCTACAATAACTCTTTGGTCTACACCAGATGCTTCTTACACTCTTGTTTATTATTATGTAAGAAGAATACAAGATGCAGATGCTTTAGTTAATACAACAGATGCACCTTTTAGATTTTTACCATGTATGGCTGCAGGTCTTGCTTATTATATATCTATAAAAAGAGCTCCAGAACGAATACAAATATTAAAAAGCGTCTACGAGGAAGAGTTTCAAAGAGCCATGTCAGAAGATGCAAATAGTACACCACTTAAATTAACACCAAACATATCATACTTGAGGTACTAAATGGCTAGGTACGCAAGTGGCAAGAAAGCATGGGGTTATTCAGACCGATCTGGATTTCGTTATCGTTTAAGAGATATGATAAAAGAATGGAATGGCTTAAAGGTAGGTGTTGACGAGTATGAGGCAAAACATCCACAATTAGAACCTAATTACCCTGGCCCAGATCCAACTGCTTTATATGAACCAAGACCAGACTCAAGATCAGAAGTGGCTGTAGAGAATTTACTAACATTAAACCCATTTTTATCTAGTTCCTCTGGAAGTGCTGTTATAACAGTTATTGAAAAAAGTCATGGTAGATCAACAAGCGACACAGTGCGTTTTAGAGATGCCATAGGTTTTGATGGTTTTACTGCAACAGTTTTGAATAATTCTTCTGGATATGCTATAACTAAAGTTAACGATGATACCTATACTTTTACAGCAAGTAGTGGAACGGCTACAACAGGAAACACAAGAGGTGGAGGTGGTTCGGTTACGGCTGGACCTACAACATTGGGGACATAAATGAGTTTTACATACGCACAATTAAAAACAGCAATACAAGATTACACAGATAATGCTGAAACTACTTTTGTTAATCATTTAAATGATTTCATAAAAGCTTCTGAAGAAAAAATATTTAAATCTGTTGATCTTGATTATTTTAGAAAAAACGTAACAAGTGCATTAACTCAGTCAGATCAGTATTTAACAATACCAAATGATTATTTAGCTTCTTTTTCTTTACAGATAACAACGGCTGGGTCAGAGGGATATCTTTTAAAAAAGGATGTTAGCTTTATTAGAGAGTATACCCCAGCCGCTACAACAACTGGATTACCAAAATACTACGCAAGATTTGATGTAGATAATTTCATAGTTGCACCAACACCAAATAGTAACTATGCTATCGAACTTCACTATTACTACAGACCTACAAGTTTGACTGCTGGATCTGATAGTGGTACAACTTGGTTAAGTACAAATGCTCCGTATGCTTTACTTTACGGATCACTTGTAGAAGCGTATAATTATATGAAGGGTGAACCAGATGTTATACAAAATTACAATGGTTTATATATGCAATATTTAGAGCGTCTAAAAGATCTAGGAGAGGCTAGAGAAAATACAGATGCTTTTAAAACTGGTCTTCCGTCAAGACCACGAACTTAAAGAAGGAGTAACAAAATGGCGACAGCAAACGCAGCAACCAATTATCTAGAAAGAAGATTATTACATTATATATTTAAAAATGATTCTCTATCTTTCTCATCACCAGGAAACAGTATCTATGTAGGACTGGCAACAGCCGTATCCGCAGCAGAAACTGGGTCTTTAACAGAAGCAACATTTACAAACTATGCTAGACAGCAAGTTCCAGCATCTGATTGGACAACCATAGGTGCAGATTCAACTGACACACAAACAGCTAAAAACACAAATGCTATTAGCTTTCCAGCATCAGGTGGAACAAATAACACGATCACTCATGTGTTTATTGCAGATGCAGCAAGTAGTGGTAACATATTGTTTGTGGGTGCTTTAGACGCATCCAAGACAATTGAGTCTGGAGACATATTTAGAATTAATGCTACGAACTTAACTATCGAGCTTAAGTAATGGCTTTTGTTCTATCAGATAGGATAAAAGAGACAACAACCACAACTAGCACTGGAACGTATACGTTAGGTGGTGCAGTATCTGGTTTTGAAACTTTTACTGCTAATTTAAGTAATGGTGATACAACGTATTATTGTTGTACTGATGGAACTGATTTTGAGGTAGGGTTAGGTACTTTTGCTTCTTCTGGTACTACCCTTGCTCGTACAACTATTATATCAAGCTCAAACTCTAATAATGCTGTAAATTGGAGTTCTGGCTCAAGAGATATATTTTGTACATTGCCAGGATCTAAAGCCATAGCTAAAAATGGCGATGGTGATGCGTCATTTGCTGATAGTGAAAAAATTAGGTTTGGTTCTGATAATGATGGTTTTTTAGAACATACTGGTTCTATTATGAGAGTTTTTTCTTCAACTGGTGGTCTTAGTCTTAAAACAACTGCTGATGATCAAGATGTAACAATACAAACAGATGATGGCAGTGGTGGAACTACTGATTATTTAAGAGCAGATGGTTCTACTGGTGCAGTTAAATTATCTCACTATGGCTCTACAAAGTTAGAAACTACCAGTGGTGGTGTTACTATTACAGGTGCTTTAACTGGTAATGTAACTGGTGATTTAACTGGTAATGCCGACACGGCATCTGCTGTTGCGGCTGATAACATTTCAGCAGGTGATGCTGCAATAAACTTAACTACTACTTCTGGTAATATTACAATTGATGCACAAGGTAGTGATACAGATATTATTTTTAAGGGGACAGATGGTAGTTCAGACGTAACTTTCTTGACTCTTGATGGAAGTGCTAATGGTGATGCAACATTTAGCGGTGCAATAAGAACATCTAATGGTATTGAAACTTCATCTTATTTTTGGATGAAAACTGATGGTAATACTGCTATGTTTGCTGGAGCAAATTTTGAAGTTCGTTTAAAACATGTCCATAACACTGGTTTTCTATTACTTAATCAAGGAACTGGAACTCCTGCTGTAGAATTACAATTTGTAGATTCAAATGAAGCTATTGGTTCTGATGGCACAAATCTTAAGTTAACTTCAGGCGGAAATGAAATAACA